AAAGCCAGAGGTATAATTAACGGTGATTTTATATGGAAAAAATCAGTCAAGATACCGAAATAGCAATTCCTTTGAAAAATATTATAGGACTTGTAATTATTGCTTCAGTAACTACTGCAGCCTATTTTACTGCTATTGAGCGAATTGCAGCATTAGAGCATTCTCTCGATCTTATTAGAATGTCTGTAGAGGATAATAACGAATTTAGAATTAAATGGCCTCGTGGCGAAATGGGCTCTCTTCCAGCCGATGCAAGACAAGACCTTTTTATAGGATCACTAGAAAAACAAATAGAAAGACTAGAAAGCCACTTACAAAGAATCGACGATATTCAAGTACGAACAACTCTTCTTGAGCAAAGATTAAACTTAGAGGATAGACTGTAATGAGAAAAAAGACTACTCGACGCCGTAGAACAGCTAAAAAGACTACTCGAAAGAGAAAACCATTATCAGCAGCAGTTCGTAAGTCTCTTGCAGCAAAAGCAAAGCGAAGTGGATATGCACTCAGCACCCTGACAAAAGTTTATCGTAGAGGTCAAGGTGCTTTTCTTTCTAGCGGTTCTCGACCTGGCATGACAATGAGTCGATGGGCACATGCTAGAGTTAATTCATTTATCAAAGGCTCGAAGAAGCATGATACGGATCTTAGAAGGAAAAAATAATGCCAATAGTAAAAACAAGTAAAGGATGGAAATGGGGCTCTAAAGGGCCGTTTAAGACAAAGAAGAAAGCTCAAGAAGTAGCAAAAGCAGCTCACGCGAGTGGCTACAAAAAGAGGAAAAAGCGCGGTGGCAAGAAAAAGCGTTAGCTACAAAACGAAGACTTCTGCTCGTAAAAAAGCCAGAAGTCTTGGCTTAAAGGGTATTCATAGTCACGGCAGAGGAAAAAATAAAATATATATGCCAGGCAGTACTCACTCAGCATACGAGAGAGCACTGAAGAGAAAGAAAAATGGCAGTAAGAAAAAAGCGACGCGCCGCTATTAAAGACAAGAAAACCGGTGTGAATAAAAAATATCTCAGCGGTACAAAAGGAACTCGTCGAGCTAAACTAGCACGAGTAATAAAAAGAATTGCTAAACTCTATAAAGAGGGCAAGCGTGTACCAAAGTCCTTACTTGCAGAAAAGCAGAGACTTGGAACTAGGAAGAAAAAGAAATGATTAATGTAAAAGAAGGGCTTATTGGGCCTCGTTTTGAAGATAACGGAACTTTTTATATAGAGAATACTAGGCATACTCATATTAATAAGTTTGGTTATAATACTTCTGTTGGTACAGCTTATGAGCCTGTTACAGATCTGGGCACCAACGTTCTTCCATCCGTAGCTGGAGTTGTATCAGTCGTTTCTTCCTCTGGAAATGACAATGGAGGTTCGCCTCTCGGTACAGGTGCTCGAACGCTGAACATACAGGGCCTGGATGCAAACTACGCACCTCTTTCAGAAACAATCACACTTACTGGTACTGCTCCCAGTCTAACTAATGGTGAATTTCTACGAATTTTTAGAATGGAAGTAATTTCTGCTGGTAGTGGCGAAGTAAATGATGGAAATCTTACTGCAAGTATTGGAGGACAGGCTGTAGCACGGATTAGTGCTGATAAAGGTCAAACTCTTATGGCAGTATATACAGTACCAGCAGGTTATCGGGCATTTTTCGTAAAGTTTCATGTTTCTATGTCAAAGAATCAAGAAGCGAACGCTCAGATTCGCGCAAAGACCTTTGATGGAGCTTGGAAGGTAAAAGGCGAGTTTGGTACTTTCGCAGCAGATATTGACTATAATTACCCAGTTCCTCTCATTTTTCCAGAAAAAACAGATTTACAGATACGCACAAAAGCAGGTGCTACGTCAGAGATGGGAGCAATTTTTGATCTCATACTACAGGAGCTATAAGCATGGCTGTTAGAAAACGAAGAAAGAAAGATCCCAGATTAGTACGTGCGAGAGTAAAAGGATATAATAAACCTCGTCGTACTCCTAACCACCCTAAAAAATCCCACATTGTTGTAGCAAAAGTAGGGAATAAAGTAAAAACTATACGTTTTGGTCAGCAAGGTGTGAAAGGATCTCCAAAGAAGAAAGGAGAGAGCGCGTCATATGCAGCTCGTAGGCGTTCTTTTAAGGCTCGTCATGCAAAGAATATTGCTAAAGGAAAGATGAGTGCAGCGTACTGGGCTGATAAAGTTAAGTGGTAAAAAGGGGCGTAAAGCCCCTTTTCTTATGATTTGAATACGTCCTGCCAATTACCTGTGGTACTAGCACGAGCATACTCAGTCGCTCGATTTTCAAAGAAATTGGTGTGTTCTACACCATTGAGCATGTAGTCAAGCCACGGAAGAGGATTATCTCTAGAATTAAAGATTTTCTTCATACCAAGACCCAACAGTCTACGATCTGCAATATACCGAATGTAAGCCTTCACTTCTTCAGCAGTCAATTCAGGCACATCAGCGCCATTAAAACAAAGGTCAATAAAAGCATCTTCTAGCTCTACGGTTCTCTCCGCAGCGCAATAGATCTCATACTTTGTTTCATCAGTCCAGATACTTGGATTTTCAGCAACAAACTCCCTAAAAAGCTTTGACATTCCCTCTACATGCAGAGTTTCATCACGAATACTCCAAGTAACAATCTGACCCATACCTTTCATCAGATTATGGCGAGGAAAATTCAGCAAAATAGCAAAACTACTAAAGAGTTGCACCCCTTCGGTAAATCCGCTAAATACAGCAAGAGTTTTTGCAATATTCTCAGGAGTATCTACCCCAAAATCATGTAAAAATTCATGCTTATCCAGCATTTCCTTGTGTTCAAAAAACTTTTGATACTCATTATCCTCAAAACCGAGGGTTTCTAGCAACAAAGAGTACGCTTCTTGATGCACAGCCTCCATCGCAGCGAAAGCTGAGAGCATCATACGAACTTCAGGCTGCTTGAAAGTAGGCAAATAGTGCCTAGCATACCCACAACAAACATCCACATCTGCCTGAGTAAAGAAACGAAAAATATTATTTATAAGTTTCTTGTTTTCAGGAGTCAGTTTATCTCTATAATCACGCAGGTCATCTGCAAGATTGACTTCATCGGGAAGCCAATGCATATGCTGCTGCGTTTTATAGTATTCAAAAGCCCAAGGGTACTGAAAGGGCTTATAATAATCTCTACCACTAATTAGATTCATAAAAAGATTCCATAACTTGTTTACCCAACTCTGGGTGAACACAATTTCTTAAAACTTGACAGGGGTCATGATTTCCATTGTAATACAACTTCTCTTCAAAATGTATTCCTAGCCAATCTTGAAGCTCTAGTTTACCCTGTACTGTAGTTTTATTTATAAAATTACTTGGGCGCTTAACATCTTCGGCTTTTATAGGAAAATTACTCCAAAAATAGTGTCGCCCTACTACTGCTGTTGGAGGAATCAGCGGTTCGTAGTAGGGTTTCACATTTTCTACAACCCATCCACCCTTAAAGTAAGTCTGAAGAAAGATTATTTCCTCGTAGAGACTCATATCAGGGTATTTAGGAGCAGTTCTACTGTTCGCTCTCGCCATTCTACTGTGGCTTTGGCAGGGAGGACTCGACCAGATAAAATCTACAAGCTCCCAGGTATCGAGAAGAAACTGGTGAGCATCTTCTACGAAAACAGTATCATTTGGATATAATTTTTCATAAACAGCAGCGATCTTTGGGTCGCTCTCTACAGCTACTACATCCACATCTTCCCAGAACTTACGATTTCCTCCAAGTCCTGCGTATAAATTTAATACATTCATCCCCATTGTCCTGCCATTGCTGCTGCTATTCCAAAATAAGTTACACTTCTCTCGTGTCCTCGACCACCGCCGAGCCTTGACTGTCCTTTGTCGGATTGATTACTCCATCGAGGCTTACCATCAACCATTCGAGGTTCTATATATTCTGTCGGTTTTAATGGTTCTAGCCCTCGAAGCCATAATCCAGTTTTCTTACTAGCATCTTCTCCAAAGTCATACGGTTGCACATACTGTGGCTTTGGCATAAAATTCAGTCGAGTATTGATACAGCCTACTGGGTTCTCTAAGCACATTTTTTCTACTGGTGCATTCCATATATCGGACACAAACTTAAGTGCTTCTTCAGTTTTGAGAGCCCGCTCAGGCTGTTTGTTATTCCAGTGCAGACCACTTGCTGATAAATAAGTACAAGGTGGGTGAGCAATCACCAAGTCCCAGTGCTCGTTATAAAGAGGCTCTAAACAGTCTCCTTCTATATGAGGTCCAGGTACTTCTGTCGGCAAAAGGTCGCAAGAGACTGCATCATGTCCAAGAGCAAGAAAACAGTCTCTTACAACCCCACTAAACTCACAGGCTATTAAGATTCGCATTCTAATTCCGGATAAGCATCAAATAAACAACTCTTTTTAGGCCACTTAATTTTTCCTTCTAGTTGCTTAATATACATATAAACATCATAAGAAACTTCAAAGTACCTACGTTTATGTGTTTCTTGGTCATAAATATTAATATAATACTTACCCTTCACAACTTAAACATACCTCGTCATCGAAAATACGTTGTCTTAATACTTCATCAGATACTTTTTCTGCTCTCTTGATAGCCTCTGAGCGAAGATAATAAAGGGTCTTCACTTTCTGCTTCCAAGCCTGCATATGTACTGCATGAAGCTCCATCTTTGAAACATCAGCAGGAAAAAACACATTAAGAGATTGACTCTGACAGATGAACTCTTGTCTATCTGCAGCAAGCTCAATAATATAAGCTTGATCTATTTCTACAGCAGTTTTGAATACATCTTTTGTGAGATCATCAAGAAACTCAAGATGCTGTACAGAACCACCGTTTGTTACTATGCTCTTCCAAACTTCCGGCGTATCCATGTCCAGCTCTTGGAGAGCATGCTCAAGATACTCGTTTTTAAGTAGAGAAGAACCGGACTTAGTTTTTTGAGTAAACGCATTAGCTCGATAAGGCTCAATGCTAGGAGAAGTGTTGCCACAGATGATACTACTGCTAGCGTTAGGAGCAATAGCCAAAAGATGAGCGTTACGAACCCGCCCACTAATATCATCGGGACAGGCACCACGTACCCTAGCCAACTCTGTAGTGGCTCTGGTAGCCTCTGATTTAATATGGCTAAATATTCTACGATTGTGTACTTTTGCCATGACTCCCTCAAACGGGATATTGTTTCTTTGAAGATACGCATGAAAACCCATTGCTCCCAGGCCAATAGACCTTTCTTGTGATGCACTGTAAACTGCTTTTTGCAGTTCGGGTGGTGCATTCTCGATAAAGTATGTAAGTACGTTATCTAACATTTCTACAAGGTCAGGAATAAATTCAGGTACTCTTGACCAGCTATCATACTCTTCCAAGTTTACACTAGAAAGGCAACATACTGCGGTGCGATCTTCGCTAGTAGGTAGAGTAATTTCTGAACACAGATTAGATTGATTGACTTTAAGTCCTAATTCTTTCTGAAAATCGGGCAAACCGTTTTGAACTGTATCTCCAAACATAACGTAAGGTTCTCCAGTTTCTACACGATTCTGAATAATTTTCACCCACAGAGCCTTTGCGGATACAGTCTTTGTAACTTTACCACTATGAGGGTCTATAAGAGGCCAAGAATCGTCAATATTTTCTAATCGAGTGCATCTATCAATAACTTCCATAAACTCATCAGAGAGAATAATTCCATGATGTAAGTTTACAGATTTACGATTAATATCTCCACCTGTGGGCTTTCTCATATCGAGAAACTCCTCTACTTCTGGGTGTGAGATATCGAGATAGGCAGCATAGCTACCTCTTCGTGTGACTCCCTGCGAAAAAGCAAGCATTTCGGAGTCAACAACTTTCATAAAGGGGATAACACCAGTAGATTCGGAACCTTTAGAAGTTTTACTTCCTACAGAGCGAATATCTCCCCAGTATCCACCAATACCTCCGCCAACAGAGGACAGATAAGCATTTTCAGTATAGTGCGAAGTAATTCCTCCTCGGCTATCTTCTACATAATTGAGAAAACAGCTGATGGGAAGTCCTCGCTCAGTTCCTCCATTTGAGAGAACTGGTGTACTGAACATAAACCAGAGATTGCTTGCATAGTCGTACAGACGTTGAGCGTGTTCTGGGTTACTAGAAAATGCTTTCGCCGCACGTGCGAAGGCTTCTTGCGGTGAAGTTTCACCCTCAACAAGATAGCGATCTTCGAGAGTTTTGAAACTGAACTCAGAGAGCAGTTTATCCCTAGAATAATCTATATTAATCATTCAAAAATCCTGTTATTTCATCTTTCATCTCTGAGAGATTGTGACCTGGAAATTGGATTGCTTCTTCGCAATATCCTAATAAATCCATTAAATAATAGTTTGTAAGTAGTTTCTCTGGATCTTCGTTGAGGCTCTGAATATATTTATAGTGACTGTCTATTGGTAGTTGGTCATATATGTCGAATGCGCTACCATACTGTCGTATAAGATCAGAAGCACGCTTTGGGCCTACGCCCGCTACGCCGTCAATGTTGTCTCCCTTGTCTCCCGTCAGAACTTTGAAACTAATATACTCTTCGATTGGGAAGTCATGAAACTCATCCCAATTAAACAGAGTTGTTTCCTTGCGAGTGACTGTAGAAAACTTAGAAACATATTCGTTTACAAGTAAATCCCAGTCTCGGTCGCTAGATATAAGCCAGATTTCATCAATACCAAGTTCTTGTCGATTTTTAACTATGAAGGCCGCTAGGTCATCAGCCTCTACGCCTTTTCGACGAAGAACTAAATACTTCTGAGACAGAGCTTCAAGAGTTCTTTCGTACTCCTCAAAGAACTGCTCCATCTCTTTCTTTTCTTTTTCAGTTTGATTTTCGTATTTTTCCTTACGGTTGGCTTTATACTCTGGGCACAGCTCTTTGCGATAGGCACTATTGCCCTGGTCTGCTGCAATGATTATATTTGAGCAGTCGTATGAAATTGCAAGACTCTCTACAGTTCGCATATATTCTTCTTTGAACTCTAGTTTACCCTGATGCTTCCATCTGAAAGCAATGTTCATAGCGTCAACAACTAATACGTTATTATTTTGTTCTGGTACTTTGTCTGCAAATTTCATGGTATAAATTTTATTTCCTCACTCTCTAACCACTCTTCAGCTAACATTATATAGCATCCGAGCCAAGAAATCAACATATATTTTGTGTTCACGGGCTTTTCTGCCGTACATACATATATCTTAGATCTAGCATACTTAAAAAACAGTAAAGGAGCTTGAGACATATGTTCTGCTTGTTCCTCTAGTTTCTCCCACCATTTTACTAAGTAATTAGTTTTATTTGTAAAAACCTTGTCGGTCAGAGGGCTTTTTTCATAGTTTTTTACTTCAATACAAAAAAGATTTTTCGTATTCCCAGGTATGTACAAATCTCCTTTGAGGTAAGAAAGAGCACCTGAACTAGGTACTCTTTCAAACTGTAATCCTGTGTGCTTACGAAGCAAGTCCCTTACTAGGTATTCTCCTCGCTGTCCTTTAGCTCTAGAATCAACCATTTACTATCCTACTAATTTCGTCAATCTTTTCAATTCGTAGTTTTTCAAGCAATGGGTGTGACCATTGATGACTAACTATATATGTATTCAGATCTTCTTGCAGCAATACTTCTACTAAGCGCTCTCTTCCTAGCTCATCGAGTACATTCATAACCTCGTCTAAAAATAGAACATTCACTCTACTAGAAGAAAGGCTGCTCATCATTTTACGAATACCTAACAATGTAGCAGTATTGACTCTAGCAAGCTCTCCTGAGGAAAGTGCCTGTATATCTACTACATTACCATTGTCAGTGATTTCTACATTCAGTTTATCATTCGTAACTGCGAAATTTAGGGTAAATTTACCATCAGAAAGTTCTGCCAAGTATCCACCAGTTACTTCTTCCAGCTCTTTTACCAGATTCTCGATTTTATAGGCTATGAGTCCATTTGTGCTAAATGCCTTTTTGAGTATCTCAAGATTAGAACGCTTTTCTTTTATATCATTAAAACTTTCTTCAACTTCTTTAAGCTGTTCCTCAAACTCTGCTGTTTGAGTTGTGATAACTTCAATTCTTGCATTATGAGCAGAAGCAGCTTGATTTTGCTTTTCTATTTTGCGCACTTTTGCTTCTTCTTCTTGAATTTTAGTTTTAAGAGCGTTTATTCTTTCCTGCAAATCATTCGCATCTGTTACTTCTGAAGGAAGCTCTTGATCTATGCTAGAGAATAACTGCTGCCATTCTCGTATGCCTTCAGATTTTCTTTTATATTGACGATTTAGTTCTTCAGCCTCTTTAATCTTTGCAGCAGTATCCTCAATTATTTGATCGGCTGCAGCAATTTTTTCAACCTCTTTAGCTATAAGGCTATTTATAAACTCTTGATCTACAGATTGCTCACAAGTAGGGCATTTATCGCCCAGTTTATTCATTTTAGTTATAAATGAACTACTCGAACTCTTAACATTTCTAGCATTTGATGCTTCTACTTCGAACTCTGTAGTAGCTACTCGTTCATTTACTTCTATTGCCCTTAATTCGTCAATAGGTATATTTTTGAGTAATTTTTTATACTCATTGTTTTGGGAAATTTTTCGATTCGTAGACGAGAGATTTTGAAAATCAACTGTAAGTGAACCTAATTCCTGTCTTGCTTCTTCCGATATTTCTGGTAAATTTTGTATACCCTTTGGGGTAGTATCGGTAAGTTTGTTTGATTCTAACCATTTTTCAATGGTAGTTAAACGCCCTTGCAACTCAGAATATTCATTTTCTACTTCCCTGGCCATTACTTTAATAGCCTCAAATACCGCAACATATTCCTCCAGGCCTAATAGGTCTATAAGGAACTTTTTACGATTAGTATCTGTTGCGGTAAGAAAATTCAAACTCGCATTAGTATTCTGATATACTATTTGAGAGAATGTCTTAAAATCAATACCTATAATCTGTTCTATAGTTTTATAAGTATTTGTAGCAGTATGACTGCTAATATCTTCGCCATTTTTTAAGAGCTTTACCTTAAGCGATGCGCGTCGATTTAGATCAATCTCATACTGGTCTCCATCTTTATCAAGCTGAAGATTAATTTCATATCCTTTATTAAGAGTTCTATTTGCAATTTCGGCTTTCTTGATGCCTTTTGAGTTTTTGTTAAATAAAACTTCTTCAAGAATTAACGGGATGGAGGATTTCCCCACCCCGTTTGTTCCAAGAATCTGAGTAATCTTTTCAGCTGATAGGTCAAGAGAATTATTTGCTCCATAAGAGAAACAATTACTCCACTTCAACGTTTTTAGCAATATCATTGTATAGTCCTACAACACTGGGTATTTTACTCTCTTCTATTTGTAGAATATAGCTAAGATACTCTACTAGCTCCTCTCCTATCGACATGTTCTTATCGAGTATGAGAGTAGCCTCTGTACTGCGTTTTACTACTTTCTTATCTAGCAGCTCATTGGCTTCGGCATTCGCCAAGTCACCAAGATCACCCTCTAATTCATAGATTACATGGTCGATTTCACCTGGAATCATGTCTTTTGGATCACTAACAGTTCGTCTAATTAACTGGGGCAGATTAAATGGTTCCCATAACCAGTCCCATGTTCCTTCGTTAATTAACAAATAACCTGTATCAACCCGTGCTCTATGAAATGATGTAGTCATTGGACTACCTGGGTAAACTATATTTCTTTGAGTGTTACTATGTGCATGAAGGTCTCCAGCGAACACAACTGGAAAATCCTCAAACCTATCCAAATCGACTTCTGGGGTCACATGGGGAGGGATTGCTCCACGAACATGAGTAAACAAAGGCTTGCTGGTGTCAAAATGCTCTATACTTCCCTTTCTATGTAGCTCATTATACGGAAGGATAGAAAATCCAAAATCCGGATCTACATAAGATATATCTATGATAGTTACGAGAGGGTTTACCGCTTTTGTAACTTTTTTAAGATGCTTAAAAAATGAGGCATACTTAGTAGTAGCCTCATGATTTCCAGGAAAAATTATAGTGGGTACTTTAACACCGACTAGAAAGTCATAGTATAGTTCTTCTTCCTCCAACGTAGGGAGACGATCAAAAAGATCGCCCCCTATGATGTGCATATCACACTCTATAGCATGAACCTGTTTGAAGAACTCGTAGTAACGAGCTTTCGCCCAGTCTTTAGGAACATTCTTCTGCCCTAATTTAATATGCCAGTCGGCTGTAAACAGAATCATGATACATCAAAGTCTTCTGACATAGAATCATTATCAGTATTATCTTCTCCCGCTCCGTGGATTTTATCAAGAAGCTCTTTCTGAGCATCCGCAGTAGCACGAGGCAGCAGTTCTGCAATAGGAGTTGCACTATCAATAGCAGCTCGATGCTCGTTCATAACAGCACCTTTGCTTTGCATGCTCTTAATTTGATTGAGAGTGTACTCTACGTTATAGACATGAGGGCCAGTCTTCTTCTTAGTGAAGTGAACTTCCCAACCATCTTCAAGATCAGTTGGGTCTCCCAAGTCTTTGGCAGCTTCAAGAATCTGATCAAACAGCTTTTTCTTCAGATTAAAGATTTTTGCTTTGCCATCAGCAGGGTCAATACACTGGACTGAATAAGACCAAGTTGCTTTAATATCGGGATATTGCTCCCTTACCCAGTCTTTTTCTGCGTTTGCCCAAGACTCAGTATTTCTATCGAAAGACAAGCACTCGATAGGAATATTTTTGTCGTTGGTTCCTTTTATCCAGTAGAGGTATCGAGGAAGAAGTTCCCCAAAGAAACGGACAACATTGTCGCCCATCTTAATTTCGTATTGATCTAACTGCTTCTTTTGAGCAGAACCTTTGGAATCAGTAAATTTCATATAAGTATCCTTTAATGAGTAGTTTCTTCCCACTTAAAATAGATTTCTCCATTATGAACAGAAAGTAACTTGTTGTTGTGAAGTTCCCCTGTATCAACGGGACAGTCCCGTTCAGACAAGGTTTTGCGTTTTGTGACTATATATTCGGAAAGGCTTCTGAAACTTGCTAAGGCCACATACTCAGCTATCTCATTATCTTCGTAAAGATGTCTATTCTCGAATATTGCGTTCGGATTGAGTAAGAATGAATCTCCATCCCAGTCAATCAATCCTAGCCGCTTGGCTAAGAAATCGTAATTATTTTTAGGCACTGGTCTGTGTGTAATGTAGTGTATAATATCTACTACTTTACTAGACTTTCCTTCTGCTGTCGCGTAGACTTTTTGCCAGTTGTACTTTATCATACTATTTTCTGCGAACGAACATATATTATATAACAAAAGACCAAATTATGTCAAGTAATATTTTTCTATACTTTAATTGTATTGACTTTGTAACCTTCCTTGAGGTAGTGTCCCATTCTTAATTGAGCTTGCCTCTCAGCCGTCTTTCCTTTTAGGTTTATATCAACAATTACAGGGTCTATCTTTCCTGGATGCTCTCTGACTACACGGCCAATAAGCTGCGTGAGCAGAGGAATGTTACTTACTGGAGCAGCAAGAATCAAGCAGCTTAGTGGATTCACACTTATACCTTCTGAAAAAATACTCTGAGTTCCTAATAGTATTTTTATTTCTCCTGAGTTAATTTTTCCTAAGGGCTTTTCTCTATCTTTTGTTTCACCAGTGATGAGAACGGCTGCTTCTCCAAGAGTTTCTTTTATTCTTTGCAGAAAATATACTCTGTCAGAGAGAAGAAGTACGGAGTGCCCTTTCTTTCTATATACTGCTGCCAGTACGGAGATAAGCTCACCATATGCCTCCTGCTTGACAAGATCATTTACTCGAAGAGCCCAAGGCGTCTTTCCTCCATCCATAAAACGAATGTCAGACTGAATCACATCCACACTAGGTTTCATGTAGTTTTCCGCCGGAGGTCGGAAAATCTTGTTGCCAAAGTAATCTTGAAGTATTACGTGTTTTCCGTCTTTTCTTTCTAAAGTACCTGATAGTCCTATCTTATACTTCGCATAGCTACTATCAACTAGTCTATTGAAAGTATTTGCAGGTATGTGATGGCACTCGTCTACTATAAGAGTACCAAACTCTTTTGAAAGATTATCTTTTACTTTATATAAAGACTGAGTATTTCCTATAACTATAGGAGCATTTATCTCATATCTGCCACTACCAATAATTCCAGGTTTTATACCATATACTTTTTCTACTTCTTTTGCCCACTGGTCTCTCAAAGCAATTGTATGAACAATAACTAGAGTCTTTTGGCCAAGTTTGCCTGCAATAGCTAAACCTGAAAAAGTTTTACCCCAAGACACGTTTGCATTAATAATACAATTCCCATCTACTTGGTCATATATTTCTTGCTGTGCGGGTCTTAGAGTAAACTTAAATTCTGGAAACTCTACAGGTATATCTTGACGTTTATCTTTTATTTCTGCCTCTTTTGGTATGAGGTCAGTCCTGCCCACAGGAATAGAACAAACAGCGCCTGTAATCTTTCTAAGATTCTTAATTATAGTAGGCGGCTTATCCTCTCGATAACTCTCGATTCTATAAGTAAGAGCCTTCTCCAGCTTTACTAATAAATCCGGATCAGGGTCTAAGTATATTCTATTCGATATTACGGCTTTCATAATACTCTAGTAGTTTGCTTTCTAGCTCTGCTTGTTTCTTGTGAAATTCTTTAGATGCCTCAATACTTAGTCTGGCGTTCTCTTCAAGAAGTTGCGCGAGCTTATCCACTCTCTTTTCTAATTCTTCTAGTCTTTTAATACTTTTGAATAATTTTAACATATTTGCAACTTATGTTTAGCTATTAAGTAGTTTTTTACTAAATCGCTCCTTACTATATCCTGCAGCCCAAATTCAATAAAATCAAAGTCATTCGGCATAGATTCCAATACTTTCATAAAGTTTCCGATTCCAGATTTATTACCTAAGTCAGATTGTAGAAAATCCCCACAAAAAATAATTCTACAGTTATTGCCAAATCGAGTAATGATACTATCAAGCTCATGAAACGTCATATTTTGACATTCATCTACAATAATAACTTCATCCTCTATGGTGTCCCCTCGAATATGAGAGGTGGTTCTAAATCTTATAGCTCCCTTCATTTTTAACTGCTCGTAAGGGTCGTCTCCCCTATCAAACAGTTGCTTACAGATTCCTGCATATGGAATCTCGTAGACCTTAGCTTTTTCATCCTCTGTGCCAGGTAAAAATCCTATTTCTCTTGTAGGTACGGCACTTCTTATAATAGTTACTTTACCGTATTCTTTTTTGAATAGATGGTCTAAAGCGAGATACATGGAAATAAAAGTTTTCCCTGTTCCAGCACAACCATGTAATAGTAGATTTTTCTCTGATTCAAACACTCTTACTTGTGTTTTTGTTATTGGTTCAATTTCTTGAAGTATGAAATTGAGCTTACTTAAAGGATCTTGCCTCTTTCGAGCCATCTATATCTTCCTTTTGAACGTAGCTGCTTCTTTTTCGCTTACGCTAAGCAGCTTCCAGGGCAGTCCATCTAACATAAGAATTTGTGCCCATTCCTCGGCATGAGGATAGTAGTCCATAGAAAAAGAACAATTTATGCCTTTTGCTAATATGACTGTGTGTGTTCCTTTAGAAATCTTACGAGTAATTTTTCTGGATTCCACACTGCAAATTTTTGTTTTAATATAAGAAAAGCAAAACCCTTTACTATCTATAAACTTTGTTGATTTACAGTTTATAAGTCCAATAAAGCTCAGTATTGCTTTTCCTATATTAGCAGTGAGGTGAGGAGTCTGCAACCTCCTCGTTCCCAAACTATTTCCAGCCTGATTAGTATCATCGAGTACCTTTCCATTCAGAAAAAGTAGTCCGTCCTCAAAGTATACGTTCTCACTGCTTAAAATGTATACTGGAAAACGGACTCGACGATGTACTTGCAGATAATCGAACTCTGGAAACATCTCTAGCCGTATACTTTCTCAAACTTACCCATTGAGTAGTCATCACCAATCTCGAAGTCACAACCAACAGGACTACCTGGAATATAAATTCCACGGTCACGTTGAATGCACTCGCGAAGAATATCTGAGTATTCTTCTACATCATCGAGAGCAACATCAGCTAGTACGGAGTCGTGTACTAGAGCGAATATATTAGCATCGAGTCCTCGATTTTTTACTATTTGATTCGCCTCTGTAGCTCCTAGAAGATTAATATCTGAAGCGGCAGACTGAACGAGAAAGTTGAGACCGCTGCGTATAGCATGGCTCTTCGTAGCCCGATCTTCTGACTTCGCATCAGGCAATCGACGCTTACGGCCAAAGAAAGAGTACAAGTGACCATTTACTTCAATCAACTTTTTCTGCTTGTTAATCCATTCTTCTAGCTTCCAGAATGAATTGAAGTATTCTTTGATCACTTGCTTTGCTTCTTCTACACTTAACTTGCCACCGTCTTTTGTTACTTGCTCACTAATCTTCTGCGGGCCAGCACCATACATAATACCAAAAGTAACAGCTTTTGCAGCCTGACGATAGCCACTATATAATTCTGCAACATCCTCTACTGGGCAGTCCAGACGAAATACCTTGTGTGCAATAGTAGAGTGAAAGTTGCCTCCCTGACGAAACACGTCTTGTAGCTCCAAGTCATCAGACAAAACGGCTGCCACATATACTTCGGCAGTTGTTAAGTCCATCGCAACAATTTTACGACCTTCAGGGGCACGAATACAGCCTTTCACGATAGGATCATCGCGAGGAATCTGCTGCATATTCAACTTACCACTAGAAGAAAGACGACCGCTAGTAGTACCGTGAAGGTTAAAATTAGTACGGAGCCTACTGTCTCTATCCAATTGAGGGATAATTTTGTCAAGGTAGGTGTTTTTGATTTTACTTTTCTTTCTGACATTGAGAATCAACTCCGGTATTTCATGCACAAGGGCGAGTTTTTCAAGAACTTCAGCATTTGTAGAATCTGCACCAGTACCGGTTTTAATACCAGTTGGTTCTAGACCTACATAGTCAAACAGCAACTTGCGAAGCTGAATTACGCTGTTGGGATTGAATGGTTTGCCCTGGTCTTGCTCAAACCGTTTTACGTCTGGATGGTTTGAGAGAATCTCTGCTGCTTTATAGATTTCTTCTGCCATAAGAGACTGGCTACGAACCAGCCTGTCTTTGCAGAAGGGAACTCCATTATCCTGTGTATCAATAAGAAACTGACACGCAGGCTTAAGAATATCCTGATAGACACGCATAAGGTTTGGATTACCTTTCTTGAGAGCAGTTTCCATCTTTTCAAACAATAGAAATGTTACTAGAGCATCTATTGCTGCATAGTCCTGCATAACTTCGAATGGAATCCATTCCCAGCGAAAATCATCCTTGAGAATACCGTTGGATTTTTTGTACTTATCAATCCAATCGTACATAGGTTTCTCATAATCTCCATAGTCAGTGTACTTCATAGCCAACTGCTTGAGACCATGTGTGCCAGGACGTTCGTCGATAACATAGTGCATCAGCATTGTATCTTCAAACGTAGGAATTTTCAAGTTGAAATGAAACTCGAAGAAAGGAACGTCAAACTTTGCGTTGTGAAATACAGGACGCTTCAGATTGAAGAGTTCCTGAAGTTTTTCTTCTACAGCTTCGTCTATACAATCAGCATTAATATAAACACCACTATCGGGTTCAGCGCTCAAGCTGATACCGAGAATGTGTCCATTACGCGGATAAAGACCGGAGGTTTCTGAGTCGACACCAAAGAAATCATACTTGGAGTCTAGGCATTTTTGAATATAGTCAATTGCTTTCTGTGAATCCTGTATACCATAGATTCTTTCTGGGTCAATCTCAGCTTTTACTTTGTCCCCACTAATATAACCAAGAATGTTATCCAAAGCGTCAGTCCAAGTTTTCTTGGCTTCTGGCTTGAACTTAAGCATTGCAGGGTTAATAGTAGGAAGGAATTTGTCATCCACAAGTGTACCGGCATACTCAGTAATCTGAGTTACCTTTGTGAAATGTTTGAGTGGCTCGGAGCCAATCAGAATAACCCAATCGTAGTCACTAGCATCCATATCGAGATCGACATCTTTCTTTAGGACTTTTTTGACGGCTGGGTCGGAACAGAGAGCAAACCTATCAAAAGGAAAAGTAAACTCTCTGTACTGATTTCGGGAGGGTTTAGCCTCAACAAGTGCAACTTTCATAGTTATTCTCTATACGAAAAAATATATTATATAATAATTCTGTCAATTTGTCAAGTATAATTTTTTCTTCAATCCATCAACTTGCCTCTGCGTGAGGTCACCAGGGTCTCCAGACTTTAGATTAATTGTACGAACATGAAAGTCTCCGACAACTTTCTTTACGGAGTCACTAGCTTTCTTACCCGCTTCATCGGAATCAAACATAAGATCTAGGCCAGTGACTCCTGAAATCTTGAGAAGCTCGAATTTGTCTTTGTCAAACCTATTTACACCGAAGCAGCACACTGCATTTGTTAGACCTTTGTCATAAAGGTTCAGCATATCAAATATTCCCTCGACGAGAATAACCCGCCCCTGAAGTGGGCGAGCTTTGGGGAACAAAGGTAACTTTGCTCCTGGGGGACTAATTTTATATTTAGTATCTAGTGTGCCTGCTTCGTCTCGACCAATAAATGCTACGATTCTATCACTTGTATCTGTTATGGGAAAATTGATCCTACCCACATAATCAGAACTAAAGCTCCAAAAAGCATTAAAGTGACTGTAAGTTTCTGCAGAGATTCCTCTATAATCTCTATGAAAGGGTGTCGCTCCCTCTGGCATTCGGAGTCCGACTCCTGTTGTTCGTAGCTCATTTATCTTCCTCTTTAGTTTTTCTCTCTGTATACCAAGAATGCTTATCTCTGCATCATAGTGCTTGAATACATTTCCTTTGAATCCACAAGAAAAGCAATTAAATACTCCAAGTATTCTGTCAATTCTCATGGATGGGTTAGTATCATCATGTTCAGGGTTTAAGCATCGAACAAGAACATCCTTCCCAGAAATTCTATACTTTATGTTTTCTTTTTGCAATAATTCTTCTACTTGGCTCATGCAATATCCTCATAAACATCTTCTTCTGATTCACCCTCTTGGGATATTACAGCAGTTTCTGGGCCCATCTTCAGCGAAGTCCAGTCCATTACTGAAGTAAAGTTAGCCTCGTCATCGCCGTCTCTCATCTTCGTACACTCAAAAGTAATAGCATTGTCTTTCTTTTCGTGTGCATTGAGTACAAAAGCAGCATCCGCAGCATCCAGAATACCTTTTGCAAATCTAGCTTCT